CGGGAATAACACAACATCCCATTCGCCACCTTCTTCAATAGTTCCCTCCGTATCCAACAGATATCCGCAGAAGTCGTCCGGAGCAAGCCTCTGTGCTGTCACGATAACCGGCGTACGTGTATCGTTAAGGCGATTCTTGAACGTAGATGTCCACAGCCCTCCAATACGGGACTTAATCGTGGTCGAAAAGGCATCTTGAGCCTTCATAGGATCATCTATATTCATCGAACCGCTAAACACCTCCGCTCCGAGCTTACCGCATCCAAACCCCGTAATTTGACCCATAAAAGGCGCTGCATAGAACACTCCGCCAGCAGAAGTGGATATACTCCCTTTTGCGTTATTCGATAGATCTACATGGGGGAAAAAAGCCCGATAGTTGGGATTTTCCATGATTCTGCGAATATTCGTCGCGTTGCGGGTCGTAAGCTCATCGCTACTGGACAGGTGCATGAATTCTGAATGTGGATTGATAGCGAACCCCATCGCAGTGAAGGATACCACAGCTAACTCCGTTTTTGAGTGGCGCGGCGGGATATTCAATATTAGTCGATTAGTGGGATGTTCACCCCGGAGTATTTGATCCAGTTTCCGACAGATTTCCCGATGATGCTGAGATATCAGAAAGGGACTCCTGTTCACCGCCTCAAACATTGCAGCGGCGAATGTTAGAGATCCCTCTTTGAGCAGCAGGTCGCCCACCTTCGAATAATCATCCATCCGTCTTTCCTTCTTTTATCAACTGGAGCAATCTGTCTGTACTTAACGTAGGTTGCGGAATGTCGTTCCCTTTGCTGTCCGTATTAGCTATTTTTGAAGGTGCATTATAACCAAGCATATTCACGATACTATCGAGCGATTTCTGTTTGTCATAACAAACGATTTTTACTTGTTCGTCAATAATGATCTCCCCCTCATCAGTAACCCGCTTGGTTTGTTTAGTCTCAACCGACTTGATACACGCTTTTTCATCTTCCGTAAGGACTTCAAACTCCTTGAGCGACATCCATCCACTTCGAATACGGGTAGCATCGGAGAATGCGATCTTTTGGTGTTCGCGAACAATCTGGAGAGCTGAAATGCCGGCGGCCTCGGCAAGGTGGCTCTTGAGATAATCTATCCGCCCCGTTACTGCCCCGTTATGAAGTAATTCTCCTGACCTTTTCCAAATCGTTTCTTCGCTCATGTTCGAGCAGTCATAGGCAAAGCGATACGCCTCGGACGCGTTACCGCATTCGAGGTATTTGTTACAGAACTTCTCCTGTTTTATCGTCAATCCCTTCGCCATTTAACTATCCGTTTTTATCCTATCGTTATGCCACTCCATGAGCCGAATAAATACCGACTCCACCTGTTTGCGGAAATGCCGATATTGAGAATACCAGAATGCCGCACTTGCCCCGATATTGCTGATCGCTGTAGGGGATTTGTATCGAAATAACTTCTGAAGTTCATTACGAACACCTGTACGTATTTTACCGCCGGCAAGCGTTGCAGGAGAGTACAGGTATAGGATAATGAATACGAATTGTTTCTTCAGGCGACCGGACTGTTTAGACTGACTTTTATCATCGGCGACAATTCGCCTGAACTCGTCATAAAGTAGGGGTATCAACGACATATCCGAAAATTTAGGCTTGCTCAACAGAGCCTCTTTTTCGATGGCGTCCCGCTTTACGAACTTCACGTATTTAAGTTCCGATATCTCCTGAAACATAGGTGTAAAACCTTATATTGCAAAGGTCAGTACGTCCGGCGCATTATGCAATAGTTTCGAAAAAAAATAGCACCTTTAGGGAAAGAATAACACGGGGAAAGTATGCGCTTAATTTAGCTCTTTCATCCTATTGCAAATGCCATACAATCGATGGCAGAGAAAACGCGCATCTCCGAACTTATCACACATTTGGAGAGAAGGGTTGCGGGGGTATTTTACCCCCGCAATTACCCCTCTAAAACCTGAAGCAGTTCCTCTTTTATCTGTTCGAATTTAGGCTGGGATAATTCTGATTCCAAGTCTTTGAGTAACTCTTTTATTTTACTGTCCCGATCCTGCGCTTCATAAGCGCAAATATCTCCTTCGTTGTTCATATCAATAGTCTTTACATTTACAACAAACAAAAGGGTGTATATATTCCCATAGCAGGGAATTTAGATTGCCGGTCAGGTAAGCAACATCTTCGCCGCCTATCTCAAGCCCTTCGGCAGCGGCGATGTGATCGGTCAAATGCCTTAATTCGTGCTCGAACGAGTTTAAGAATTGCGCCGGCGACGAACTCCGGGCTACGACCATAACCGACCGGTGCGAATTTGAATAAGTCAACCCCGTATCCAGTGCACATTGGGTCATATTGTTGTAGGCCCTGTTCATAATATCGGGCGGGCATCCGATCCGGGATAGGGAGTCCATAATCTCGTCCGTATAGTAGCAAGTAACGGCAAGATATATTCTTATCTTCCAATCGTATTTGCGTATGCGTACCTCTGCGGTAATCATTCTTCGATATATTTTTTTATACGCTTACACATCTTCCGACGTACGAACCTGGGTAGGAAAGTAGCTTCCTTGTCGACATACTCCAATAACCGCTGATGATCGCTGGGGGACATGCTGCCGATGACCGACCGGAGGCTTTCACCGGCTAATAATCTTTGGGCATACTCGTTCATTTCTTCGTCTTTTTAGGTTGTTCGTCTTCCTGATCGTCCTTGCCCAAAAGGACATCGACGTTCAGGTACAAAATCAGCCAAAGCCACTGCACGAGCGTACAATTTTTGCACTTATCTTCTTTCCCTTCAATGAAGTCGGACACACGTCCGGCTATTTCAAGCACATCGTCATCGCCTTTAGCTATGGATTTGGAATAATCCAGGATATACTGTTTCAATTCTACTTCTTCCATGATCTTTATATTTAATTTGAATAAAATAAGGGCACTCCGAATCATGTCGGAGTGCCCCGCCGGTTACAGAAATTCTTCCCAGGCAAGAGGTTCCCCCTTTCCTATGCAATCCGCATAGTACCGGGTGAGTGCGATGCCGTCATAGCCGTCCGGATCATCGATGTAAGCCTTCACATACTGCAAAATGGCAGCTTCCGAGGCTAAAGGTTTCGGATAAAAGTCCGAATAGGCCATATTAGCGACGTACATACAGTCGTATCCCTTCGCTTTCTCAATTGTAATTCCATTACGTTCGAGGGCCTGTTTTACCTGCTCGTGATCCCAATGATGACTTGTGCCGTCGGCATTCTTCATCCTCTGGGGGTTGGTTGCATACTCGGCCAGCTTTTTACTGAAATGCCAGCCGTGATTGGAGAGGTATTCTCTCATACCTTCCGGCAATGCTTCGTAAACATCAAGCCGTCCCATAACCTAATACCTTCTACGCCTGTATTCACCGGCATACGGCCCGGTACCCTTGACTCCGCGGCGATCTCCGTAGCCCTCCCCATCCATGCGGCGCATTTCATAGTCCCCGCGCGGATAGTCTGAACGATCTCCATATCTACCGCCGTCCATCATTTCTCGACGCATATCCTCGCGGCCTTTTTCATAGGCCTCATCGAGCATATAATCCACGTCTTCTCGTTCGCTGCCTCCGTGAGCGCGTCCGATTACCATACCATTCCAACTCATAATCATTTAGCTGTTTTTGGTGTTCCTTGTTTGTCGAAAAGGCCCTTTATATCCTCCAGGCTCGGAACCGAACGAATGATACTCTTTATTTCGCTCAATTCGTTATTCAGACGCTTGATCTCTTCGTCCTGAGCCTTCGCTTTCGCATAGGAAGGATCGAGATCCTTTAAAATCTGATCGTAGGCTGCCAGGTTCGCTTTGTGACGTTCGAACGAATTGATGATATCCGAACTCTCTTTCTGCGCCGCCGTGATAGCTGGCATCAGACCTTCGCGCGTCATGGAGACGGTAAGCCCATCCTTCGATACGACATCCAGATTAACCGGCACTCCCCAGGGTTCGTTGTTCTCAATAGTGATATTGATGTACTGCTGCTGGAAGGGCGTTAGTTGTCCGGGCGTCGGCTGCGGATAGTACGGCACGCCGACCTCCTTGACTGCCGCCGTATAGAATTTCGGAGTTTCCCGTGTGTCGAGCACATAAACAGATGATCCTTTTCTCAAATTTTGGAACATGATTTTTAATTTTTAGGAAAGCCCAGGGGGATTGCCCTCCCTGCGCTTTCGTTTTTTTACTTTGAATTTTTACTTGCTGCAGGTTCAGCGGATGCAGTCGGCGCGGGGGCCGCACTTGCCGTAAATTCCAGAAAACGGATTATGCCGTTTCGCTTATCGATATAGGCAAGGCGTTCGGTGCTCCCCGTAACATCGGCTCCCGTGACATTACTGTTCTTGCTATCTACTACCGGAATTTTCGTTGTTCCCGTGGTAGTGTCGGCACTGGAAACCGTAGACTGGCCGTTGTTCGGCACTGCGATTGTTACCGGAAGGGACTCGCCTCCCGCCGGCGCATCTGCATGTACACTGAGCAAGACCACGCTTTTGCATGGCAAAGCATTGTAACAGATAGGGGAAATCCCGTAGTCCACCGAAGCATCGGTAATCTGTACTGCGTTAGTCCGGAGTTCATAAATCCCGCCTACATCCACTCTGGGGATAAACGATCCCGGAAAAACAACTCTAAAGTCTGCTCTTGGATACATAATCACCTCCTTTTTGCTTAGATTACGGCATTTGCAGCGCATCCGCAAAACGGAGACGAAGCAACGGCCACCGTAGGCGTGTAGCAACAATTCGGATTCTGAACCATGTAAGCCGGAACCGGCGCCGGGGCTTTGAGTTGGCTGACGATATTCGCAGTCTGGTACTGCAAGCTGGCTGCCGTAGCAAGCTGTGAGTTCTCGCGGCTGAGTTCGTCGATACGATCCTGCAAACGGGCTTTTTCCAGCCAGCAGAACTTGTCGTTGATGATCTGCGTCTGTGCGTCGATCTTCGCTCCGATGATGTTGAACTGCGTGTTGGCCGTAGATTGCAGCGCATTGGTCTGGTTAATCGTCGCGAGCTGATTCTCGTAGCCCATTTTCACGATGTCCTGGCGGACGTTGCAGCAACATTCGGCAATCTGGTTGCCGATCTGACAGCCCATAGACTGAATGGAGTTGATAATCTGCTGTCCGCTCATTCCGATCTGACCGCCGATTTTATCCACCGATCCCTGAAGGCTGCAAATCGCGCCCTGAAGCTGCGTTGTCGAACAGTTCAGCGAGGCGGCCAGTTGGTTGATCGCTGCGCCGTTGCCCTGAATTGCATTCATCAGCAATTCACGACCCGCATCGTTGTTAAGCTGTGCCGGAAGACCGTTAGCGCCATTGTTGCCAAAACCGTTGCCGCCGAAGCCGCCCCAGCAGAAGAACAGCAGGATAATCCAGATCCACCAGCATCCGTCCCCGCCGAAACCATTCCGGTTGTTGTTACCGTTCATCAGGGCCGCAACGAGGTTCGGGTCCATACCCTTGTTCTGCATCAGCGCCGGAATCATCGCCATGATGTCAGATCCCTTAGACCCGCCGTCGCCGAACATAAAAATATCTTTGTCCATAGTTATTGATTGATTATTAATTTTCGGCCCGCTTACGTGGGGCCGTTACCGATAGCGCTATGGAACAAAAATAGAAAGGGGCGGCACAGCGCACCACCCCTTTGCAAAATAGTATAAAATGCCTGGGTTACAGTTGTATAAATGTAAAATTAATTCGATTTTTCACATGCGTTTTTCAACATGCAAAGCAGCTCGTTTATCAGCAGCAACAATTCCCGGCGGAATACTTCGTCTTCGCCCATACGTTTGATTACGTCCAGGGCCGTATATTCATACTCGGTCATCGTGAAACAGGTTGTAGATGAATTCGCGGCCCTTTTCCGTCCAGTATAGATGCTGTTTGGTAAACTGTTGGCCGGTCGTGCTGCTGATGTAAGTATGCGTTCTATAACCTTCGTATCCCTGGCCCCGGTATTTCGCATACAGTACGTAGGTGTCGCTTTGCCGGTATATAATACCGCGCTTCACCAGCATGTCGTTTAGCCGCCTTGCGCTAACGCCTAATTGATCGGCTATCACGTTTGTCGTAATCAAGCTGTCCGATTGCAATACTTTATTGTAATATTGCACCATCGGCGCGGCCTTTTCGATTTGCTCGTTTGCCAGTCTGTTTTCTTCGGCAAGGCGCTCCTTCTCGGCCCGCTCTTGCTTCAACTGCGTTGCGAGCTTTATGATCGTATCCGGATCGGATAACACTTCCTCTACTTTCCGGTCGGTTAGGTAGGCCCCGTGTTTGCGAACGGATGGCAGAACTTCGGTCGTCACCCACCGTTTGAACTGTTTTGCGGTAGGTAACTTAGACCCGAAAACAAGGGAGTAGACTCCGGATTCGTTGATAGCTGTCATTTCTCTATTTTGGCTGCCGTCGTGAATCACGACACCAGTTTTATCCTCACTGTCAACGTGCCTATTAATAGCGTCTCTTGGATTAGAATATCCGAGAGCGCAACATACGTCATTAGCTACAAAATATGGCACTGTTTTAACATCGACAACCCGAACACGTCCGAATTGCTGATTATTGAAAATTTGCATGGTGTTCATGTCTACCCCCTTTTAACGATTCTACCAGCGTTAACGCATTCTCTGAAGTTGTAGACCGGTTGCGGGCCGGTGATAGTGCGGTCTTCGATGAGGCGGGATAGGGATTCGAGAAGTAATTTTGCATGGCGAAGGGTAACTACAATCTGATCGTTGCCCTGCTGAATGTTGAAAAGGGATTCGTTGCCCTCTTTAGAAACCTTGTAGACGGTTAGCGATCCCGTCGGTCTTTCGATAACGCAGCCGCATGAAGCATAGCGGGCCGCGTAGGTTGTGTTGTTGGACATGGTGTTTAAGCATTTTGTTTAGGCACAATAAAACGGTCGTGCCTTTCCCGCTGCTTAAACACCTATTAGGGCGAATCGCTAAGGCATTACACCTTTCGCACGGGGGTACACGACCGAAGTCTTATTTAATATCAAAACAGGCAATAAAAAACCACCTGCTAAGGTGGGCGCACAGCCCTAATAAATGTTTAAGCATTACAAATATAGTCACAATTTTTAAATTGTCAAATAAACCCACACAAATTTGCATTGCTCAATAAAAGGCACTATATTTGTACAATAAAACGTACAAAAGTGCGTACAAATGAAAAAGATTATGGATGCAATTACTATTAGCCCTTCGGAGTTTCGGAACAATCAAAAAAAATACTTTGACATGGCCGAACATACTCGCGTATTTGTGAAGCGCGGGCGTAAACTTATTGAATTAGTGGTTAGCGACGGTATCAGTCTTAATCCATCCCCTTCAGGCGATCCCTGGTTCGACGATCCGCGAAATATCGCCGAACTATCCCGCCGTATCAAGGAATATGAAGCAGGCAAAGCCGGAGAAGGAATTATTTATGATCCAAGCAAGTCACTATGGGACAATATAAAATAATCGTAAAAGATAAGGCCCGCAAAGATCTGCAAAAGCATCATAAGAGCGGCAATAGAGCGATTACCAGGCGTATCGAACAAATATTTATCGAACTTGAAGATCATCCCCAAACGGGAATAGGCAACCCTGAACAACTCAAACATGAATATAGCGGCTTTTGGTCTCGGCGGCTAAGTTCGGAACACAGGTTGATATATCGGATAAACGAGGAAACGGTTGAAGTGCTTGTCGTATCCGCTCTGGGGCACTACCAATAGTCAAACCTCTTTATTTTTAATCTTAACCATATCGCTGTACCTGTACAACCGCTCCTTGCAAACCGGTATTCCGGATCGTGATATTTTAGCGTTGAAAGCCGAATCGGACTTGCCGGTGATTCGTTTCGCCTGCTCATAATCAACTTTGACATCCCGAAATGCCATAATCACCCTTTTCGCCCTGTCGAGATCATCCTCGGTTATGTTTTTGAAGAATCCCGCATCGAGCATGTCGGCGATCTCCCGTAGTAAATCAGACGTTCCAGCCATAGAATAATCTGTTTTCGCAAAGGTCAATAGGACCGGGACATTATGCAAGTTTATTGGTAATATAAAATAGCAAAAACCTGTTTGTGATAAAGATTTACTTCCCCGTAATTCCCGTCAAATATCAAGATGAATACAATCCACTTTCAGAAATAAACAATAGCGTTCCACCGCGCTCTAACGATTCGTTATACCGCTCGTCATTATCAATTTACAAAATTACTTTTCATTCCTGCGTTCTTTGATTCGATCCCGCCGGTCTACCACCTTGCAATAGAACTCCACCCGCCGAAGTTCGTCTATCAGTTCTTTCCTTGTGAAGTTAATGTGAACCGTTGAGTCGTCGCGTCTGCCGCCTCGTCTTCTTTTTATTGAAGGTGTCGTCATGTTTTTCAATATAAAATTTATATCTTTGAGGATGTCTGGGCGGACGTTGGCAGGGACGAACTTTCGGGGGAGTCCTTGCTTTTTTATGCTATCTTGTGAGTCTGGCAGTATTCATAGTCTATCTTCCATTTATCCCATAGTTCGGGGCGTTTTTGCAGGTAGTCATATACCTCCGATTCATCGACCAAAATATCAGTTCCTTTCTTCGTGGTCTTGATAATCCGCTGCCGAATCAAAAACCAGATGCGGATTTCGGCAATTTCCAGCTTCTTTGCGAGCGATTTAATAGTTATCATGTTTGAGTTGCTTGTATTTGTTCATTACTTTGTCTGAATATTCTTCCCCACCGTTGGGGTTATGGAGTTTTAAGGCCCTTTCGAATGATTTCCCAGGATTGTGGTATTCCTGTATCGTTTCCCATATTTCGATGGATTTTAGGCGGTCGAAACGGTCGGAATCGACGAATTTGTCAAACCCTATGATACGGTTGGCTTCCTTTACGGCGATGGGCCGTATTTGCAGTACTCCGCCATCGTCGTTTTTACCTACGGCCCGTTCGTTTCCTTTGCTTTCGACGTAGATCAGGGCTTCGATGAATAAATCCCAATCCGAACGGATAATCGGTATAGTCGTTTTAATTTCCGGCGGCGGATCGACTATAATGGAATCAAACCGTATTTCCGGAATCCTGTACGCTATGCGCTCTACCCGAATCAGGATGATAACGAGTAGGGCGGTGATTATGGATAAAAGTGCTTTCATATTAAACTGTTATTTTCTGAACTATGCGCAACTCCCCTTCATATCCGCGAGCACGGAGTTCCGCAATTAATTCGCGCGGGCTGAAGTCCCGAAGTGCGTTATTGCTACCAGGCATAATTTTGTCTCTTTTAGCTTTAAGACATGCCTTACAATAAGACTGAAGTCCGTCTTTTGTTGCCGCATTTTTATAAAATTGGCTAATAGGCAATTCGTGCCGCATGATGGACATTTTTTTGTTTCCATAGTTTAATGTTGTTTTTTATTTCAAATCAGTTAATCATAAACACCTGAATAACTCCAATTGTGACCATTAAAAGACCGCCAAGCGTCCCAAAGAAGCACAAAATCAAAAACCACATTTGCATATTTCCCGTCGTTTTAATGGTTGATTGTTTGCCAAGGAAATAGCTGATAATAAGCACAACAATACCGGTGATAATCAATAAAATGTATTTCATACCCTTATTCATTTACTCGTTCGATGGGCCGCCCGAAGGTTGGCTAATAGACGAATCATCTTCTCCTTCCAGTAATTCGGGGTTATCGTGGATTGTGCCACTTATTGTCTTTGGGGATGCTAAAAACTGGTCGATCTCATAAATATATTCCCCGTTAGCAAAGTCCATTGTTGCAAATCCTGCATTATCTTGACTCCAGCCTATGGGTTCGGCATATCCATTTTCGCTACGCAATATATCTCCCTCGTAAATCTCCTTGCCGTTTTTGTCTTTCAACCCCGTGTACTGGCCGATAGTATTGGGATCAACTTTGATAGGTTCGTAGCCATCGGCTTTAATATACGAGTAACGACCGCATCCGTCACATAACTCCATTTCAAGATAGTATCCTATAATCCACTTCCCATTATCGAGGCGCTTGCCCCGGAATTTAATTTGTCGCATAATCATTATTTTTTTGGTTCGATTAGCCGCCAGTGAGTCGGTTTATCTATGTACTCCAATTGCCATTCACATCCATTCCACACCGCTAATTCATACCCTTTTATGTTTGTTTTTGCGGTTTCGTCGGTGTTAGGGGATATAGATTCCTCTTTCACCAACACCTTCCGTCCTTCTTCCGGAAGTTGCTCGCTCACCGGAATCCATCGCCAGGCATCGGCAAAACCCCTGCGATAACCAAACTCTTCGCCTGCGAGGAAATCTCGCTCAGAACGAGATTTGCAGGCATCACGGCTGACATCCCATTCAAGGGTGGATTCTCTATTCCATAATGTTTCGGCGTACTCTCTGGCCGCTTCTTGGGGTGTTTTCATCTTTTCAAATTCTTCATTCAGTCCCATTGCCAATGCCCGGCAGATGGGCGGTAGAGTCGTCATTATTTCACCAGTTTAAATTCTATTCTCCAAACAACGGGGTTTTTATTCCAGGTTCCACGTCCGCTGATCTTGTCGATGAGCGAAGCAAAGGCTTCGCGGGGATCGCTTTCTATTAATCCGACATATACAGGATTACGATACATGGGTTTTGGCATTTTACTCCATAGTTTTTCATAAACCGACATCAATTCAATTCCCTCCCTCAAACAATCCTCTTTGGTTATATCCTGCAACCGTTCGGCACGAACATCGAGTATTCGTATTTGGTGTGGCATCAGATCGGCGCGGACAAACATTTTATTATTCCATCCAGCCGTTCCAGATACTACGGCATTTTTGAAGTTATCGAAACGACAATCTCCAAAGTCTCCAGCCATTAACTCTTTATGTATATCCTCATAACGCTGCGCCACGGCCACAATTTCATCCCTTCGGTAAGGTTCAAAAAGGTACACCCAACCATCATCGTTGTATCCATATAATCCGTCAGGCATTTCTACGGCTGGCTGCCATACCCGAAACTCTGAATATTTCCCCGAAACATCGACTACTCGTCTCGTTACGGTCTTTCGACCCTCGATTACCGCTTGTGTCAGGCCGTACCGGTCGTTAAACATGATCTTTTTCATCGCTTTACATTTCAATCGTGATATCGACGTTCTTTTTCAGCACATCGGTTATACCATTGCTAACCGCGAGGTAGTACCCGGCTTCATCTTTGCTGGGCATGAAATAGAAATACCGACTTTCTGCATGAAGAGGCAAACCCAACTTTTCCAGACCGTCGGAGGTGACGGAATTGTAGAATTTATTGAATTTATCCGACGCTTCCCGGCCTTTTTTGGTGGTTCTAAGCACTTTGTATGTTTTATGCTCACGGTTCGATACTATCGTATTTTCCGACATCAATTTGGAATCGGGAACAAAACCGTCTTTAAATGCGACCGTGTACGGATCCCATGCACAGGTGAAACCCCAGCCCCATAGGTATCTGAATCCTTCCGGTCGCTCGCCGACCAACTTTTCGATAATGTCGCATGCCTCTTTGTACGTGGCTTCGCGCACATCGTACATCCGCTTTAATTCGGCATGAAGCGCGGAACCTTCTCTAAATCTTAAAATCATAGCTTATAATGTTATGCCCGGAGGCGGTTAAACTATTTTGAAAATTTGCTCGTATGGTAATTTTCATTGCTCATCGAGCTTTTGAAGGAATGCTTTTAAGTTCTCACATTTATCTGTGTCGCAACAGGTTACGCCGCATTCTTTAAAGCAAAACGCTTCTTCTGCTCTTGCTTTCAATCTCTCTATCTCCTTCCTCTGGTCGTTGATTACCCTGCGGGCTAACTCTTCGCGTTGCTTGGATTCCTCCAACTCTTTGCGGTAGTGGGCTATTTCCTTTTCTGCATCTCGCTCGGCAAGCTCGACGGCTGCATAAGCACTGTCAATACAAACATATTGATAGCCGTATTCATTGGTAAAGGAAGCTGCTTGTAATACCTGTTCTGCTCGTCTGCTTTTCATAATCAAAACAAAAAGAATTTATCCCCAGGCAATAATTGTTTTACTTGTATAATCTCCATAATTCTTTAAAGTTTTTAACGTTTTTTGATGTTTTTACCGACCATACACCATGCAAGCCGCATCCCGCGCGTGTTCCGATACGGCTTTCCGCCATCCGGTAAGCCGTTTGAACGACTCGCTGTTCATTTTCGTTTTATTGTTTTTCGGAGCGACCATCAGGCAATCGATTTCATGCTCTCGACACCAGTCCTGCCAGATATGCGCGTCTCTTTTAACCGAGCCTGCTCCCTGTAATTTTTCCCGCCCGGTATTGCCGAACCACTTGCGTAGACGAGCATCTTCGATATACAGCCTGATTTCACTTCCGGTAGTAAGGCCGATATTCCGGTAAATAAGTACTCTCTCCATTGCCTGTGTGATCGTTAGTGTAACGACCTCCAGAAAATGTCTTTTTTCGGAGTCCCATGCGGCGAATCCTGTTTTAACGCCGGTGTCTATGCCAATGTGAATCATAACACTTTGAAATATTTATCATTAACCGTATTTCCTCCAGTAATCATCCCCTGCTTGTATAATTCCACGCAAGCCCAATAGATGTCTACCGTTGGAATCTTCAACTTTTCGCACAGGTCTTTTATCAACAATGCATGATATGGGAAGATATTACTCACTATCTTTTCCCGTTCAATCTCCCGGATCGCTTCATAAACACGCTCAGAAAGGGGTATCTTGTTTTGGCACATTATCATACAGCTTGTAATCAGTAATCCTTGTCAAAGAGTGATTATGTCTGAAAGCCACCTCTTCGGTGGGGCCATTACGCTGCTTCGCTATATTAATAATCCCGAACCCGCGCGTACTAACCTCGCCTTGCGAAGTCGGCCAATATTCAATATTGTGGATGGCTGGCCGGAAGAGAAATGCTACCACATCGGCATCCTGCTCAATAGCACCAGACTCCCGTAGATCGGAAAGCATCGGCATTTTATTGCCCCCGCTTCGATCATCGCATTTGCGGGACAATTGGGAAAGCAGTACGACCGGGACGTCGAGTTCTTTTGCAATAATCTTTGCCTGTCGGCTCGCTTGTGCGACCTCTTGCTCCCGGTTGCGGTTACGTTGGTCGGTAGCCGTATCAGCTAACTGCAGGTAGTCAATAAAGATAATCCCGCATTTATCCCGCTTTTTCATCACTTTGGCGTGCGACCGGATATAACGCATGGAAACTACCGGCTTGTCGTCTATGTAGATCGGAAGCTTGCCGAGCAAACCGGTCGCGCGTTCAACTTCCTTCCAGTCATCGGTATCCATCCGCCCCGAACGGTACACCTCCGGATCGACATTGCATTCCGAAAGTAACAGCCGGTCGGCAATAGAAGTACCGCTCATTTCGAGCGAATAGATGCAAGGCGCATAACCCGCTTGTGCAGCGGCACGCGCACTATGCAGCATAAAAGCCGTTTTACCTACACTGGGCCGAGCTGCCAGCACGATCAACTCCCCGCCGTGCCATCCGGTAGTCAGTTCATCGAGTCTCGCAAGTCCGGTAGGCACCCCTGGCGTACAACCGCTTTGAGCCAATGTCTGACGGCGCTCTGCATCCCGAAGCGATGCCTTTAGCCACTCACCGATGTGCTGCGCTCCGCGTCCTCCGGTAATCGCCATCGAAATGCGATCCATTCCGGCGTTAAACTCGTCGATGATCTCGACTATATCCCCGTTACCCTGTATCTCGCCCAGCACTTTCGTGGCAACGGAAATCATCTGACGGGATAAATGTTTCTCATACACTATTCTCGCATGGGCCACGACGCCCGCTCCCGAACCAACCAGCGTCGTGTAGTCCGCAAGTACCGGTACGACGTTTTCCCCGGAAAGCTTCTTATCCCGTCTGCATCGCTGGGATACGGTGAATAAGTCGATCTGTTCGCCGCTGTCGTACATGGTGCGGATAATGTCGTACACTTTCGCATTGAAGGGGTTGAAGAAGCTATCCGGCGTAAGCACCGTCACGACTTCCGGCAGGTAGCCCGGCTCCAGAAGCAATGCGCCGATTACGGCTTGTTCCAGCTTTTCGGCCTGCGGTATGTTCATTTCGTCGGTCATAATAGTCTGATTGGTTTAACTGGACGAGGCTCCTGATGTAAAGCGGTGCCTGCTGCCACTTGATTGGATTTCAGAGATAAAGCGTTTCTGTAAGTACTCTTCCAGTTGATTGTACGGGATCTTTGACGTTTCTTGTGCTCCCAACCATCGGGTATTCCCCAAAAGTTACAGTACGCCTTTTCCATACTCATGCCTATGTCAACACCGGGGTAAAACCGCTGCTGCTCCGCTATGAATTCTTGGTCGGTTTTCAGTTGCTCCAGCGCTGACTTTGCTTCGGCTTGGTAAACCGTGAAATCGCCCCGCCATAAAGGAGCGCCCTGCCCGCCGTCCGCCGCCCGGCCCGCCGTATCCGTAAAAGATTCGGAAGATATATCAGGGCTTCGCCCCGGCTCTGCTGTACCGGCACCCGCCGTCCCCCCGGTAGGGGGGTAAGGGGGGTATATATATTCTTTATCTTTCTTATTATTCGTACGGGTCGGTGTTCGGGCAGTGTACGGGGTAGTGTTTGACATAGTGTCTGATGTAGTGTTCGGTAGAGTGCCTTCCATCGGATTGTAATACTCGTAATTACAGAGACTTATAATACTTTCTCCATGTTCGGTTCGGCGTTCGATTTCGTGTTTTTTAATATGCTTATTGATGTATCGCTGCGTCTTTTCGACACTCCAGCCCCAACGATCGGATAAGAATCGCAAACCCGCGTGTATTTCGCCTCGTTTAATAGTTATCAAGCGACCGTTAGGTAGTTCTTTCGTTGCTGGTTCCGCGTCAAATCGTGCCATCTGAATCAAATCGAGCCACGCTTCCGACAGACTAAAGGTGCGTTGCTGCGACCAATAAACATTCGTGAAGAACTTTCTATTTAATCGAATAAAACCGTCCATGTAGGATTACAAGTATTTCAATGCTTAATATTTTGCCTTCTTCATATCTGAGTATCTGAATCCGGATTGTTCTTTGAGTTTTGCGGTGCAATGCTTGCCCGTGCAATCAAGTTGACGAATCTTTTTCTTCCTTCAGTATCCGTTCGAACTCACTACAGGGATCGCCTTTGTTGTGCTCCATGATCTTATGTGTTTAATAACCGGTGCGTAATAATCTCATCTGTTCACGCTCATATGCGAGCAGCGAGCGGGTGTGGTCTACCTGATGCGTACAGGCCGCATTCAACCTGTCGAGCCAGTCTACCAAATACTTTTCTTCTGCTGCTATACTGTCTACGATAGCATTTTGCGCTTTGGCAGACAGATATCCTTCTTTAGCTATTTTTACTACGGTCTCCGCTATTTCCGAACTCTTTTTGCGATTGAGCAAGAGCTTCGCTTCTGCCAGCATTTGTCCGGTGCGGGCGACATATACCTGGAGGGTTCTGATGCGCTCGTTAATCTCCGATGGATCTGAAGGGCATTTTTGTTCTGCGTACCGTTGGTACTCTGCAGCCTCAGATAGAAGCCGTTGCAAGGTGTCCATAGTCAGAAAGTTTTAAACGGTCGGGGTATACCAGATTCTTAGGCTTCGGATTCGGATTCTCCAAGTCCCAAATAGCCCGTACATGACGGAACGATGCAAAATGTTTCGGGCAATTCGCCACCGGGATCAGTTGCCAACCTACACCCTGAATCTTTCCTTTTGATCCTTCCGTACGGGTTTTGGCATTTAGATGCAGGATACCCGTCTTTTGGATAGGCTGGTATCTACCCTTGTTGATTTCGTTAAACATGGTGGTGTAAGTGGCTGCCTGAATGTGATGTGTGCTGTGGATGTAGTTGGATGTTTTGAAGTCGATCAACCATAGCTTACCGAGCAACCTACAAACCATATCCACCGTACCGGCAATGCCGTATTTATCGCATACCAGGGTAAATTCCGAACTGATAATCTCCGGGCGAAACCTTTTGTAAAAATCGATAAACCGGTTAATCATTTGCCACTCCCGCAGCGTATATATGCTATCGTCCCAGAATACCTCTACGCCCTGCTGTAACTTATCGATAGCTTCATGTACCTTAGAGCCGCTATCTGCAGCGGACATCACGATCACATCCGCATCCTGACCGTTACGCTTCAGCCATTCGTTAAACTCCTTACCTTTAGGGTAAAGATCCAATACCGTAGTTACGGAAGGATAAAAATTGCCTTCCTTTGTTTCGTAAAAGCGTTCGTCGCAAAAAGTAATCTGCTTCGCTGACGGGTTATGGAATAAGCGTCCCATAGTCAAATTGTTTAAAATGGAAGATCGTCAGGATTCGGAATCGGCGTACCGTCGGAAAACGTAGCTATCGAACGTGGCGGCCGCTGATAAGGATTCATATCTGAAGATTGATTGCCGGACGATTTATGTTCGGCACGGACAGAAGCAACTTGTCGGGCGTGTTCCTGCTCCATCCATGCGGTGGGATCATCCTCTTCAGTTATAGGCTCCTCAGTTGGAAGTTCACCGAGACGCTTCCGGTTTGCCGCTTCGATCCGGGGCAGTATCTCATTATCTACATAGTTCAGGAAAAAATTGAGCACCGCCGAATCGTCATAGGTGATATTTCCCCGACCGTCAATCCGTTTCTCCAATTCAGGAAGTCCGTGCGGATTTTCTCGTGTGAAATACCAATCCACATTCTCTCCGCGCTGCTGGAGGTAAAGCGTTCCTCGCTTTTTATCTTCCACGACCTTCAGATAGGGCGAAAAAGTGATCTTTTGATTAAAATCCACATTCGGTAGCGACTTCATCAGCGAACGTCCATAACCGCTTTGCTCTCTGACCTGCATGATATAAGTATCGTTACCATCTACGATTGTCAGGTGCCAGTTGTACATTTTGTCGTTGAACTTATCCTGCTTATTGACCAGACCGGTAAGGTATCCCGTAACGGATCGGTAATACTTAACCCAACTGATCTTCCCACTCTCTTTGCCTACGACCTGAACCGCCCCCGGCGTGCCCTCTTTTACTCGCAGCGAAATTTTTCCTTCGCTGATTCCAATGTACATTGCATTGCTTCCTTCATTTAGTCCCATAATTTTTAATCATTTTATCGGCATCTTACTCGCTTATGCCATTGCTTTTGCGTATAGGGCCGGTTCTGCCCCGGCGACAGCTTTGAAACTTACCTGCGAGAAAAGGTATCTGTCAGCTTTGTTTGTGTTGGCCCTGTTTTGTTGTACATACTCAAGGGCGCACTCCCCGCATCATTGCTTATCACTTATCCGAACGTCTTCGGTGACTGCCTATACTGTATGGTTTCAAAAAAATATTTCGTTAAAACTCGAATATCCGAAGCCTTTCATCTTCTTTGTCAGCGGGGCGGGATTCGAACCCGCACGGCTGCTTTCCGAGGAGCGTCCTTCGGCAACTGTGTTGCCCCGACCACTATCAGCCCACCTGTTTATGTGCGTCTACCAATTTCGCCATCCGCTTTTTATTTGTTAGTCCTTCACATCCTCCATCAATTGAGTGTAAGGATTGTATGTCTGTTGTATCCAGAACTCGTATATGCCAGGGGACAATCTGATCGGCTTATGATCTTCCCATTTCCGCTCTATCGGCGACCGATAAGACTCATCGTCCATAGATAACAATGATACGTGCTGAAGTATCGATTCCTCGTTGACTTTATAAATGACCCTTTTGTCAACCTCGTAGCGTTCTACGTTACCGGTCAACACGTGCGCATGCTTCGTGCGGTCGCTGATTGCTAAAGGACGGTTTTTAACCATGATTGCGGATGCCGGGATCGCATCTATCGAAGCCCCGATCACATCGCCCTGATGAAATCTGATGTTTTCCATAATTTATGCTCTGAAATTGAATGAGTAATCTTTAGCGTTAAATGGCGAAAGGGATGCAATGGCTTCTATCGCGTTCGTATGGTGCGGTTCTACACCTTGCAGATAATGAGTGCCCGTACTCGGACAGCACATCGAGACCCATGCGAAAGGCTGGTTATCGATTTCTTTAAACAAATCATCCGTTTTAAGAAGTTCGACAACCTCCCTATCTCCGTTAGCATGGACGATTTCCCGCCGATCAACTACTTTCGCTCCGAGTAGATCCAGCATACCTTGCTGTCCAATGGATTCATAAATAGCTCCTTTAATATCGGCATCCGTTTCCTTCATAAACCGCTTTTTCGTGATGGAACTTTTGTCATTGACAATCCATGCCGGAATAGAACGGCCGTTGATGAAATAATATTCCGATCCATCCCTGAACTGGACGGCAGCCTGTGTTGTGGAATGAAGCCTTCCGGCTAAATTAGTCTCTATATACACTGGAGGCTGAATTGCGAATACGTAATTTTCATATTCATAAGCATTGAAAACATTAGATCTGATAAGCTTTTTATATTGCTTGAAATTGAAATTATCCAACAGATTTATCTTTTCGAAAAAGTCATAAAATGAGACCCATCCATAATTCGATAAATCAATATAAGATGAATATTCATTGACCGAATCCCTGACCGAATCCCAGACCGAAGCCTTGACCGAAGCCTCGACCGAATCCCTGACCGAATCCATGACCGAATCCTTGACCGAATCCTTGACCGAAGCCTTGACCGAAGCCCAGATTGAATCCATGACCGAAGCCCCGACCGAAGCCCTGACCGAAGCCCAGACCGAATCCTTGACCGAATCCTTGACCGAATCCCAGACCGAATCCTTGACCGAAGCCCAGACCGAAGCCTTGACCGAAGCCTCGACCGAATCCCCGACCGAATCCCTGACCGAAGCCCATGATTTTTTAATCAGGTTTTTATTCTTTAAAATCGCGATGGTTAATAAACAGCTCAGCCACCCATCACAATAAATAATCTTCGGAGTAGGCTTATTCAGCAAATCGTTGTAAAGCCATTTGATCCCTTCTTCGAAAGCAGGCTTGTCTATACCTCGTTTATTCCTGACATTATCAAAGAATAGATTAATCCATTCATCACGCGTTTCAAGCATGATCCTTTTTTGATCCGATGTTAATTCTGTTAGCATAATATTTACGTGTTTGAATTTTTAAATAACCTGCGCGGGCCTCGCGGATGGCGCAGGGCGAATCATTAACCTTAACTTACAAAAACCTAATGAACCAAATTGTACTGCAATCTGTTTTTGTCGAAGTCATTATTTATTGTGCCTTCTGGAATAGAGGTTGTTAATTGTGCATACGTAATAAATAGCCTTGTTTCTCCGTCATGGTCGTAAGACATTGCATGAACCTGAAGATCGGAGTTGAACCGGTCGGTGTCATACTCTATCGTAGTTTCGAAATCACTGCTGAAATCGTATGACTTGTCTTCAACCAAGAAAGCCATACGGCGATAATCTTCGGCTGTTAGCTTTATCATGGCTACAATTCGTTTAAGTAGTTGATAATTTCCTTGCGACCGTCTTCGCTCATTTCTCCCGAAACGGCCAGCTTCGAAAGTGCAATCCGGGGCGTATTCAGATCCGGATCGTTACTTTTTTCCGATACTTTGAAATCTTCGTTCATGGTCGTGTGTTTTTTGTGGTTAAAAAGAACTACAAGCAATGCCATCAATCCGATGCCGATCAGGTTCACCCAGATGTCGCGCGACTCGTTCGCCGCAAGCAATATGGCTGTAATGAATAGTACCGCTTTCATCGTTCCTCCGCTTTAGCTTTTTTGAATGCGAGAACCGAATCAAGTCTTATCTTCAGTGCTTTGTCCGTACTGTCGGGGTGCAATCTGAGCAATCCACTGGTTATGTATGATCGGATCGAGTTCGCATGGCGAGCGAGTATATCGCACGCAGTATTGACCGATACCGGCACGTCGGCCACCAATTCAAGATTAAAGTAGTGGCGCATCTTATTGTTCTCAGCGCTAAGCACCCGGTTAGATGCCTCTAATTCACTAATATAATCCATCACCTGACCAAAGGTTACTGTTTGTTCGGTGTTCTTCTGCGGCATGGCTTTCTCGCGTTAAAACGACATACATAAGTACACGAAGCAGCGGGGCGAGCTTTTCAAGATCGTCCAAAGAGAGTGATTGTAAACGGATTGCGATCTCTCGGTTCGAGAGATTGAGGATGTCCTGTAATTCGGATACAGGTGCAGTAAGGGTACTATTATTCGCCTTAGTGCTTTTAACTTCGGTTCGCATTTGTCAGTTAAAAGTTTTAATATATGGCAACAAAAAAGGCGTTGCCCTGTCAAGTTTTGCGAACCGACACGACTACCGTAGTAGAAGTGGACAAAGGGCAACGCTTTATTATCAGCGTTATTATGTTTTTGTGATACGATATTCGTATCGGTTCGCAATAACAAATGTACGCAAAACTTTTGATTTCGCAAACATTTTTTAATATTTTTTGCAATGCTGTACATAATTTATTGAGTCTTAATATTGTAAAATCGGGAGCAACTGGATGGTGCGATTCTTTCACTCAAAGAACGAGGATATTTCGACATGGAAGGTATGCACACAGTCAATATTGTTATGACAATTTGCCCTAATTGTGGCTTTGTGTCATTTTTTAGTAAGGGAGTCGTACTCAAGTAGGTTATAGCCCCCCATAACCCAACCACAACCTTTTGTTCGGTGTTTTTTATTAGCTCCGAACAGATTTTTAATGTAGTTAATCAATCGTTTCATAGCTCGTTAAGTTTATTATTGTGAGTGCGGCAGGACTTGCACCTGCAATGCTTTAAATGTCGATTGCCCCGGGAACGCCGTTACGGCTCTTGTCTCTTATTACCGGGGCGGCATCCCTGCCATACGGTTAGGGCGAGGATCGATTAACGCTTGATCCTCCTTTTGCATTAGACCGCTTCAAATTCCCTGCGTCTCTCGTTGTTCCGCCACGCACTCATCATTACTATTCTTTCTTGATTCTCAACTGATCTTTCGAAATGCCCCATTTTTCGGCAATCTCGTCCATTGAAATTTCAATGGTTTTTTCTTCTTCAGAAAGGGTTTCGATATCGAGGCGATAGCCTACTCTGTGAAGATCATCGCATGTAAAATTTGGGGATGCACAGTCTCTGAATTTTGCTACAACCAATTCTCCGCATCTGAAGATAATTTCGCCATACAAGCCCAAAGTAAGGGATGCGACACCTGCATCACAACGTATCTTATCTCCCACCTGCCAATCCTTGTAGGATTCGATTTCATCGGGGGTAGAAGGGATTAGGACGAAGTCGGAAATATGGTTGTATGCAAGATATTCCTTTGATCCTGATGAAACGTTCCAGCTATATTTATAACCGTACTTATCATCTGCTTCGGCCCCATCCATTTCATTTTGGCATAAATACACATTGCCATTTTCTACCCGGATTCTGCCTTTGGCGGGAGTCTCTCTGATTTTGCACCGAAAACGGCGGCCATCACATTGCAATAAATTTTCCATCGTATTTTAATTTAATGTATTGTAATACAATTGTTTAGCGTTTATTGTTATGAATTAAGAGCATACAGAAAAGGATACGGAGCACCGGAGCGAGATCGCGGATCTCACTCTCTGAAAGAGATTTGAAACGATGGATGATTTCCTCGTCAGAAAGATTGAGAATGTCCTGTAATTCAGGTACGGATGCAGTAAGGGTACTATTATTCGCCTTACCGCTTGTGTTGTTCTGTCGCATTTTGTTGAACACAAGTCAGTTAATTGCATAAAAAGAGGGCGCACCCCCAATTCTTGCGACAGAACCGCCACTACACGGAGTAGAAGCGCAACGGAGATACGCCCAAAGGCTTTTATGTACTTTGTAAACCGTGCAATACGGTTCTGTCGCATTACAAAGATACGAAAAGGATTTAATTCTGCAAAAAGATTTTGCGATCTCCCGGTTCGAGAGGTTAAGGATAGATTCAGTCTGTTTCGTAGACTGTACGTCTGCACACGACGCACCTTGTGCGTCTGACTGCAAATTCTTAGGAGACTTTGGCATGGTCTAAAAATTTGACATATGTATATAACAAAAGAGGCGGGGCTCTTTCTAAAACTCGCCAAAGTCTCATATCCACTGTCACCAGAAGATATACCTGAAAAAGTCCCCACCTCAATATAAGGGTGGTTATCTGTAAAATCTAAAGATTTGACAGTGTTATGAAACTTTGGCAATGCAATGTTACTAATTGCATCTGAAATAACCAAGCACTTTTTGATATTTCTTTCTTCGAGTACCATTTCTATTGAAATTTCACCTGATTATCTTATTGTTTTTCAACCATCAACGAGGCATACACATTGATTCCACCATCGAGAGCCGGCTCGACGTCGAATTTTATCAGTTCATCAGCATTCTCCTTAATGCCAAGCATGATAGATCGGACACACCATTCTTTTTCCTTATCAATCTCTGCATCTAAAAATCCTGCGCGCTTATAAATCTGAACCTGTGAAGCACCAATGTGCGTCGCAATCGCAACTTTCCTTCTATTATCGATCTTTTCCATAATGCTGATGATTTTTAGGAGTGAGGCGGGATTCGAACCCACAATGAGTGCTTACGGTAAGCGTCTTTTACACACTCATTAATGCTGCTCGCCTTGTTCGGCATACTTACCACATATATTAGCGTCTACCAATTTTCGCCACTCACTCACCTTTTACTACTCTTTCTTGATTTTCAGTTTTTCGACCGGAACACCCATCTTTTCTGCGATCTCATCCATCGAAAATTCGTGAATCTCATCTTCTTCCGGAATCGGATCTAATTTGAGACGATAACCTTCACGGTGAAGCTCGTCACAGGTGTAGTTCTGCGAGGCTTCTTTGCCGCTCCATTTCAGCACAACTAATTCACCACTGCGGAAAATGACTTCCCCATTGGGGCCGAGTTCATTCAAATAGTCCACCTTGTCCCCGACCTGCCAGTCTTTGTAGGATTCTATGTATGCAGGATCGGGATCTGTGAATCTGAAATAAGAAACGTGCTGAATAGCCAAATCGCTTTTACTACCAGTAAATACATGCCAACTATACTTATATCCCAGTTTATTTTTACAGTCAGATCCATCGAACTGATCTTGACATAAATAGACACTGCCTTCATCTACAGAAATCCTTCCCTTCACATTTGTCCCGTCCATATCGGCCTCAAAGCACCTTCCATGACATTTCAATAAATTATCCATCGTATTTTGTTTTAGTGTATTGTAATACTATTGTTTAGTGTTTGTCGTTGTGAATTAAGATCATGCAGAAAAAGATACGGAGTACCGGAGCGAGATCGCGGATCTCACTCTCTGAAAGAGATTTAAAACGATGGACGATTTCCTCGTCCGTGAGGGATAGGATGGATTCAACGCTGTTACGGGCGTTAGCCGTAGCATCGGGTACACCTGGTGCACCTGCGCTAATTTCATTAGTTCTTGGCATGGAATGAAATTTTGCGTTATGTCCAATACAGAAAGGGCGAGCCTTCCTTGTAATTCCGCCAAGAACTCACTACTCGTAAGAGAAGTGCCACAAGAAAGACTCGCTTTATTGCGAGACTTTAGAAATATGTTTTTGCTTACTACGATGTAGTGAGCTCTTGGCAAAGGCAAACATACAAAATCATTTTGACTTTGCAAATTATTGTCGTATTTTTTTATGCTTGCTTTCATCTTTTAAGTATATTATGCAGCCAACATTTGAGGCATAAATTCCGGTTCGCAATCTTTCTCTACCAGTTCGATAACCCGCCCGTTGCGGGAAAAGCGCCGCTGTGTGTCGTGAATGAAAACTTCGTGAGGAAGAACCATCAACAAGAACACACCCGCGATAATCCGTTTAGCCCCTTCCGAAATGTCAATCGAAAAGTTCATGCAAAACCACCAGGCAACGAGGGCATTAGTTGACCGACGAATCCCCGTCTTGTCGTAAATGTTCTGGAAGTGGTTCACGACCGTGCGGTAAGAGGTATGAAGCTTGTCGGCAATCTCTTTACCGATGAAGCCCTGTACACATAACTCGGCCACCTGCGATTCTCTTTTGGTGAGTATCGAATCGGTTTTCATATCTATTCTTCTCCCCAGGGATCAGACACCCTGAATTCGTTAAAAACGCCTTCTATCGCGTCCCTTTCTGCCGGAGTATGATTTACCATACCATCACGTCGTTTATTGAATTGTACGCGGCTTGTGATGCCCAGCTTTTTTTTAATCTCTTCCCGAATCAAAACTTGAGCTCTTTTGGGCGCATCCAACATTCCTTTTCTAAAAGCGTTTGTCATTTGTCTATTTTTTTAATCTCCAAAATATCTTCCGTAACTATCTATCCCATTGTAATAGCGGCTTGCATCCAGCAGCGGCATGTCACCGTGTGAAGGAATCACCGAAGCCGCCCGCTCGATCCGTTCGGCGTTTACCCGCGCATTCTCCTTTTCCACAAACCAGGCGCGACGCAATGCTGCCGAAAAGCTGTACGAATACGGATTCTTGCCTTTGAAAATCTTCCAAGCCCTTTTCATTACTTCGCTTTTATTGATCCTCATTTTCATGGTTTTGGTTTTTAGTATTTTTTGACTATTTTCCCGGTTGATAATTCAGCTTATCTTTGTAGTAATTTGAATTCTCATAGTGCAAATTAAAAGAAAAGTTTGATACAATGCAAGAAAAGTTTGATGATTTTTCCGTAAATGAGCGTATATTGCTTATAATGAAGGAGAAAAATTTTAATAAAAACTCATTATCTAAGCTATTAGGACTTTCACAACCTGCCCTAAAGAAGATTGAGAACAATGAAAATTTGCCATCATTCAAACTTTTATTTGGTCTTTTAAATGCTATACCCGACATTTCTGCTGAATGGCTTTTGACCGGGAAGGGTGCAATGTTCCGTTCCCGGCCTGACGAACTTTTATTAAATGATCTTATCGCCTCTCAGCAACGTACCATCGAGAATCTTTCCGAAACAATAAGAACCTTGACGAGTAAATAGGTTTGTTTTCATGGTTTGATAAATTTTTACTATTTTCACCTTGATAATACTGAGTACCTTTGTGGTTAATTGGATTATCACAATGCAAATATAAGGCAATGCCTTCATATTAACAAATAATTAAAGGCGTTTTTAAGCAAATTTTAAAAATAAAATTATAAATGTCTGTAAAAGATAGACTTACACAATACTTGGACAGCAAAAATATCTCAAAATCCGCTTTCGGCAGGGATATAGGAGTCTCAAGTGCCTATATTTCTTCGATCAGGAAATCCATACAGCCTGAAAAGATCAAAAGGATTGCCTTGAAATATCCCGACTTGAACACAACTTGGCTTTTGACTGGTGATGGTGAAATGCTAAAGGCCGCTCCTCGAGAGGCGGACAGTAGAGCTAACACCAACCACCCCACGATAGATCGCTTGCTTTCTATTATCGAGAGCCAACAGCGAACGATTGAGAACCTCAGCAACCTACTTGCGTCCGGTCGGGAGTCGAACCCGTAACAGCAATCCATCCGCACCGGACTATACAAGGGCTGAAAGATGTCAAAGAACTTGGTTTGATAAATTTTTACTATTTTCACCTTGATAATACCAAGTACCTTTGTGGTTAATTGGATTATCGTAATGCAAATATACAGATTATTTCTGTATAAACAAATTCACATCTGTATTTTCTGTAAGAAAAAACTATGAAAGGGTCTTATGTTCTAAATAAACTACTGGAATACAGCAAATTAAATGGAAAATCTTTCTCAGAAAAGATAGGTTTAATTCGCCCTCAGGCCATTTATGATATTCAAAGCGGCAAAACGCAAAATATATCAGTCAGTATGGCAAACAAGATTATTTCTGCATTTCCTGAAATAAATAAATCTTGGCTTTTGACTGGTGATGGTGACATGCTTATTAAGCCCGAAGATAAAATTGCCGAAAAATCAGGAATACCCTTCTACGACATCAACGTAACGGCATCGATAGCAGAAAGCTTTAACGACATTCCGGAAATGTCTCAATACCTCATTAGCTATCCGCCTTTGAACGATTGTTGTGCTGCCTTTCCGGTCTACGGAGAGAGCATGGAACCTGACTTTTTTGCCGGTGAAGTCGTTCTTGTAAAAGAGATCACCAATGTCGATTCTATGCTCTGGGGGGAGCCATATTTAGTAATAACAAACGCAAACTGCGATAACCTAAGAACGATCAAGAATGTATATCTTTCTGAAGATAGATGTAAATTTATTTTACGGGCTACAAACCCGCGATTCTCAGGCGATACCATCATCGACAGAAACGATGTCCTGAAAATATTTCTTATTAAAGGTAAAATCAATAGAAGGCAACTTTAAAAATGGAGCCACAAACTATACAAAGCAAGATATATGAAATCCGAGGTCGCAGGGTAATGCTGGACTTTGATCTGGCTGGATTATACCAGGTGGAAACGAAAGCTTTAAATCGAGCCGTAAAACGCAACATTGAACGATTCCCTGAACGTTACATGTTTCAACTTAGCAAGGATGAGTTTGATAACTTGAGGTTCCAATTTGGCACCTCAAGTGCACACGGCGGAACTCGATATTTACCTTATGCATTTACCGAACAAGGGGTATCCATGTTGTCTGCCGTGTTACGTAGCCCTATTGCTATACAAGTAAGCATTTCAATAATGGATGCTTTTGTCGCCATGCGTCAATTGATACTCAATCCACCCATTGATAGATTGGCACAATTACAACAAGAAGTGTTTAAACTAAAAGAATATGTCGAAGAAGTATTTACCGACTACAACGACATTAACGAAGACACTCGTATGCAATTGGAGTTAATTAATGAGACGTTAGCGGAACTTCAGACACAACGCAAGCCATCTGGATCGCGCCGCGCTATCGGATTTAAAAAAGAATAACAAGTATTGCGTCCGGTCGGGAGTCGAACCCGTAACAACAATCCATCCGCACCGGACTATACAAGGGCTGAAAGATGTCAAAGAACTTGGATTTAGACGCAAATAGTATATATTTGCTATTTACGCTGCGATAAATCAAGATTACATTTGCGATATATTGATTATCGTATTGCAGATATCAAGATTATTCTTGAATAACCCAAATAATAACAAAGAAATCTTGTGTATTAATAAAGATTTATTTCTATATGCCAAGTAATGAATATATTATAAATGCCTGCCAAGAACTCGTCAGATTGAAGTATGTGCGAAGTTTGGCCGCTATTGCAAAAGAATGCGGAAAAACAGCGCAATATTTCACCGATCTAAAGAACGGGAAAGCATTATATTCAAGAAAATTTCTCGACGATCTTATTGATAAATACCCTGTAAATAAAGATTATGTCCTTACCGGCGAAGGCCCCATGTTAAATACCGAACCTAAAATATCAAGTAGTGATAAAGAATCTATTAACCTAAATCCAAATGACATGACAATCGAACTTGTAAAAATGATTAACCGTAAAGACCAAGAAATCAAAAACCTAAACAATGAAATAGCAAACTTGCGAGAAGAAATAGGCTCTTTGCGAACAAAAATCCAATCGATGACTTTTGTGGAATCTGAATCTCAAAAAAAAGGGGTCGTGTAATGCCCCATTGAACTCACTTAGCCTAAGAAAAAGCACAGCTACGCAAAATTTAACTAAATCACATAGATGAATCAGGAACATATCTGGGTCATTTATTTCAAGGGATTGCAGGATTCCAAGATGCCAACCAATATTGGTTGCAATACATCAATTCATTTTCAGAAGACGATGCAACCATAAAAGTGCAATGCTCAAATGCAAAAAAAACAACCATAATTTTTACTCCGGTTCCAGCATCTTAGTAAAACATTCCTTTATTCACCGGATTTTATTGTAGGTGCGCCCCCGTAAGAGAATCTATATAGTAGATGGTTAATCCATACGACATATTGGGACTTCCTCCTAATGCCTCCAAAGCCAAAGTAAAAAAGGCGTATAGATTATACGTCAGTAAGCTGCATCCAGATAAACACGATGGAGACCCATTTTTCGACGAGCTGCTAAAGCGAATAAACGAGGCGTACAAGACAATATGTGCCAGCAATGGCTATTCATTCGACAATGATAGTAGAGATTCATCAGTCAGTCAATCGGATGATTCGAAAGACACAGATGCACAAAACATTATCAATGCCTTGAGACAAGAAATACAAAATCTCCGACATGAGCGAACCACTCAGCAACGGCTCATTAGTGATCTTCAAACTAAAATTAGGGATGCCGATGCGATGCAACTTCAAATAAACATACTCCAAGCTACTATTAAAATGTACGAGTCTACATCTAAATTACGGGAAAAAACTCTATCTCAACAGGATGAGTATATAAGCTATTACAAACAACAAACACCTTCTGCAACTGGGACATCTCAAACTGCAATGAACTGGATAGTTGCACTTGTAATCGGACTCATCATTTTTATAATAATATTAATTACAAGCGATTAATCCCCAAAGCAATCTTTATTAAGACAAATTATAATAATTATTTTCACTTTTTTTCGTATTTTTGCTTCGCATCCATACAAGGCAGCGATTTAACGGTTTTGTACCCCCGTTCGGTGCATTAATGTGCCCGATATGCCTTGTGGCGGATGCAGCGGGACAGGCAAAACCGTTTTCTTTTTGCCTCTGCATAATTGCATCCTATGCAAAACAACTTCACAGTCTCCGACGTACTGGAGCGCCTTAAAACAGACAAGGTCTTTTTTAAGGAATTCATGGAAGCGGTCATTGAAATGATCGACCTGCTCAAAGATCGAAAAACTGCACAGCAGTAAAAGACAAGCCTCGGAATTTCCGAGGCTTGTTATTTTCAATCTTGAGCGGTAAAATATATCCTACTTATTCAATCGAGGTATTTCCCGCACATATAAAAAGAATAACTAAATACTTTCCGCGCATTTACTGATCCTTCTGGATAGATCGATCAGGGCAGCACGCAAAATATCTTTTTCCGATTCGCTAAAGTCGTCCGGTTTACCATTATTCATACCATCCATTTTATGATAAAGCCACGAGCGCGATTTCCCGAAGTACCGTTCCGATATCTTGGCCCATGACACATCGAGCAAAATATCCGACATTTTTTGTTTCACCGTTTCACGGTTTCGTTTTACAATGATTTATACTATTATGCTTTGCACCTCCGGTCATTTATCCGAAAGCTGATTGTTTAATCTCGCTCCAATAATTCTTGCAGAATCATTTCTATATACCATTCTTGCTCATCCTTCCCATAGGGAAGATAAAAAGCACCGATATTTAATCGGTGCTTTTTAGGGTTTTAATGGAAGATGTTTTTACCATTCTTCTTCTTTTGCATTATTCTCAGTTAAAGCATTGGTAACAAATGTATTAAAAAACTCTTCTATCGCTACTTTAGCCTCCGTTTTGGTTTTATTTTTGCCAAATATTACAATCTCTTCTCTTTTCGGCTCAAGGCTAACACTCCCCTTCGATATATTTAGTTGATACAATCCGCTAAGATTTCCTCCCACGGTATAAGATTCTCCAGTCATACTATTTATTGATGGAATATCCACTCTAACTTTCCCATCTTTAAAATGGAATACAATGGTATAATTCATAGTAATAGGGATATACGCAAGTCCTTTTTTTACGATTACATCCTTTTTTGATATGCCGTTAATTGATATCATTTCATTACCCGATTCGGACAACACATCTTTAGGCGACACAAAAAACTGTGTAGTGAATCTTTTGACCATATCAAATAAATCTTGTTGACTCTTCCCCGGCCTTTCTACAACAATAAAAGTTGCTTCTTTATTTTCGGTCGAAATTAAACCTTCTGGCGTAAGTCGAAAAAGTGTATCCTGAGCCTGTGTTACATAACTCGTACAGAAAACAAATAAAGTTAATGCTATGAAATTTCTTAAACTCTTCATAATTCATTTAGTAATAAGTTAATTATATTTTACTTACTTTTCTGCGTATCTTTTAACGGAAGATAGTATTTAGTCTGAGTGGGGGTATAAATACCTCCTGTTATACAACCAACAAGCATATTTAAAAAGCTATGATTCGTTTTTACGATATAGTTTTCCGCCCCATTAACATATTCCGATGCGTCCATAGTAGCATTATCCAGAGGAACAAGACCACAAATAAGATGGTGGTTCCATTCTTTGTTAACTTCTACGACAGGCTCTTTAGGTTTTACGTTTCCAACAAGTACTCGCGTGTTGTAACAAGACGCGAGAGAAATAGCAGCAACAAACGTTACTCCAAAGGATAATAGTTTTTTCATAACACAATAAATAATAGGTTTAAAATATTTAAGCACAAATATAAAGAAAAAATCCCCCCCCCCTTACAAATTAATAAATATTATAATAATATAAAATACCATTGGTTTTTCTTATGTCCAATTCCGGATAAAATGACTTTTTCGTGACAATCGCGCGATTGTCACGTTTTTTATTTCGGAAGCATTGTCCAATGTGCCGAACGTGCCCTCTTTTGTGTTGTAATTGTAAACAAAACAATATCAGCATGAAAGAGACTATTTTGTCATTACTTAAAGCCCGTTTTGCCGATGTCCCCGACACCATTCTGGAAGGGATCGCAAATAGTCAAAGCGAGGCAATCACGACCCAGGAAGAAGCGAATTCCTTTGTCGAAGGAATCACTCTTCAAAACATCTTCGAATCATACGGCAATCAGCGTGCTGCGGAAGCGGCGAGCGCGGCGAATACTCCTAATGCGGCATCCCAATTGGGGGAAGCCGCTATTGCGCATGTAGCCACTGCCGACATGAAGCCGAGCTTTTCTGCTCAATACGAAGACTTGATCCGTCAAATGATCGATGCGAAGATCGATGCAAAAGTCGCCCCCTTACAGAAACAGGTCGAAGAGTATGCAGCGCGCGAGGCGGCTCAAGCGAGGGAATCTACAATTCTGCGGATTGCGAAAGAGCTCGACATCCCGCAGTTCAGAATCGACGAGGGCTTTTCGATTGCGAGTGATGCCGATGAAAACGCGATCAAAGCCCACCTGTCCAAAGTCAAACAAAATATCGTGACGGCAAGCCTGGGAAGTAAGAACGATTCGAGCTTGCTCGCTTCCCTCGGCGACATCGATAAAGGAGAGGCGGATTCATGGGCGAGCGCCCTTCCGGATAAATAAACATAAAAATCAAACAAATGGGAGTAAAATTCACACCAGAAACCAAAGAGGGGAACATGCCCGTCTTTTGGAGGGGAGAAGCTAAAATTCTTCCCGGAGGATACAAATTGCTTCAAACGTTCCCCAAAGGAACGAGAATTCCGAGAGGCACACTTGTATCGATTATGCCCGGCACACTCACAGCAGGCATTTCAAAACATGCCGAAGTCGTTACGGGCGGCACAACAACGAAGCCGAGAGTTAAAAAAGGTCATCTATTCCAGGCCGCCGATGTCGTGATGAAAGCAGGCGAGACGACGGGCGTAACGATTTCGTCCATTGACGCATCGAATGCCGATTACGACACTATCACTCTTTCCGCCGCCATTACCGGACTCGCGGCTGGCGACATCCTTCTGGAAGCTACCGCGACCACGAGTTCGGAAGAAAAATATGTCCCGAACGGCGTTGTCGGAGAGACGACCGATCCTCTGAACGGCGATGATTCCGACACGGTGTCAGTTGCCTACGATGCCGTTGTTTTACGCGGATACGTTCCTGATCCCCCAGAAGCATGGCTTCAGGGGATTACACTGAAAAACAACCCGAATATCATCTTCATCAAACAGTAAGCTATGGCAGAAAAATTCTTTTACAGTTCCATTTTCGGAAACCTGACCAAGCAAATACAGCTTCGCTTCGACGCTGTATCCAGACTTCACAAGCAGCTTTTCGATAACGTTTTCTACGAACGGTTCTTCGCCTGGGATTATCCTACGATAGGCCTGGATTTCGAAGAAATCAAAGGCAAGTACAATGTGAGCATTGCCGCTGCCACCATCGATCGGAATTCAAAAGAGCCGGTTATCGGAACGGAAGGGCTTGAGACAATTGCTAAAAAGGTATTGACTCATGCGATCACCCTTCCGATGACGATTGACACCTATCGAAAGGTGTTGCAAATCCTTGATAGCCGGATGATCCCGGAAGGAACCGCAAAACAGCAATTGATCGACCTTATGTTCGGGGACGCAAAGACGGTTGTGAGTGGCGTTCAAGCCAAACTGGACATCATCATCCTGAACGCCTTGTCTAACGAAGGCGTAGCTACTCTCGATTCGACTAACAACCCCGAAGGTGGGATTAATACGACCATCGACTACAACATGCCGGAAGGGAACAAGGGCAGCGCAACGACCAGTTGGACGAATGGCAATATCGATACAGTCGATGTCTTCGATGACATTCAGAGCATTGTCGATGCCGCTTCCGACAAAGTGGCATTCGACCGTATTCTGCTCGCCCCGTCGAAGCTGTCCTTCATTCTTCGCAGCAAAAAGATGAAGCAGGTGATCTTCGGAACGGATAAATCATCGAGTCCGCTGCTGCTCTCTTCCCTGAATGAATTCATGCGCTCGAACGAGCTGCCTGTTTTCGAACCGGTGAGAAGGCAATGTAGGATTCAGGATAACGGCGTTTTCAGATCCTACGAACCCTGGAATCCGAAAAATATCGTGTTTGTTCCGGCGGGAAATCTCGGCGTCATTAAAAACGCATACGCCAACAGCGAACTGCGCGAAGAGCCAGGTGTTTCGTATTCGAACTACGGACGGATACGGGTATCCAAATGGGGAGTCGGAGAAACCCAGAATTCGAACGGCGTCGAATTTACCAAGGCGGAATCGCTTTCGCTTCCGGTAATCACGGAAATAAACGGTATTTATTCACTGAATACGGAATCGTGACGGTAGGCGAATACATAACAGACAGGTTTCAGACCTTCGGCGTTTCACTGTCGGAGGCTGACCTTTTCGATGTCACTCTCTCAGATCCGGATATCTCGCTGGAAACAGAAATCACAAAAGAAAATCGGGAGCAAGTATTAAGAGCGATGACGGGTATTATCCCTGCTATCCTTGCCATGCCGGAATCGGTCAATGAGAACGGATTTTCCGTCCAATGGGATAAATCCGGACTGAGGGAGTATTATCGGATGTTATGTAATCAACTGGGGATCGCCTGCGAAGCAGGAAGTTCCATATCCGACGCATCAGACCTTTGGTGATATGTATTACATGCCACATATACTCTATTTTCTGCATAAAGAATCGCCTCAAACCGATTCCAACGGCGATACAATCCCCGGCACAGGGAAGGAGGAATGGGTTGAAGTGTGCCGGTGCAGATGCGACGATAACGAAGCTTCGAAAACGGTCGGCATCAACGGACAAGCTTATGTATATAGATATCATATCGTTTTAAGCGGTCAAAAAAAGTTTTCCATCGGAGATCGTGTACGAGCATGTTATCCGAATGGGGAATTACGTGGTGAAGGGACTATCGCAGTACCGGGCCGATGTAATTTTTTAGGTTACTCTGAGATATGGATATAGCAATAGACATTTCGGACATCAGGGAAGCGTTCGAGCAATTGGAGGCGGAGGTCGATGATGCCATGAGGGAAGCTGGCGAAAATGCTATCCGGTACGCAACCAGCAAGACCAGATATCAGAACCGGACGTACCGTCTTCGCAACTCTCCCGGTTATGCTATCACGGATGGAAGGATCAAAGAAATGCGTGTGGCCGATAATTATGGACGTGACGAGGCAGTAAAAGCGACGACCGGGCTATTGAATGGATTAGACCATTCCGGACGCTCGCTAATACTTGCAGTCGGAATGCCATACGGCTCATACGTCGAGGCTAAGGGATATGATGTGTTGTCGGGCGCGGCGCTGAATGCCGTCAAAGAATTGAACAAAAAATGATGACACCCGAAGACATCAAAAATATTCTGTACCGGAAGTGCCGCGAAGTATTTCCCGACATCCCCGCGTATAAGGATGTGCATCCACCGGTAACGGAAAGGGATGTATCTGAACGGATCGTCATCAATGTCCTGTCGATGAACAACGATCCCTGGTCAAAGGGGTACGGCAATGTAAATCTGTTCGTCCCCTACGACAAGTCTTTGAAATATCCAACCCCTAACGGGCCTCGTCTCAGGGAATTGGGAAATATTGCCGAGGATGAATTCCGATCCGTATATTTCAATGAACCGGCTGGAAGGGGTGTCTATTCGATAGACAGCATTTCCACCGAACATGACGAAGCCACCTGGAGCTATTTCGTAAACGTAAGACTTTTTATCAAAACAAACAATTTTAAACTTTAAGTTATGGCAGAGAAAAAGATATCAGCGGTGAGCCTTAAACAGCTTTTTTACGGCCCCGTAATCGAAGATCCTGAATTTAGCGGGGCTAAATTGTATGCCCTTCTACATCCGTCAAGTGGTGATTCCACATTCCACGAGATCGAGAACGTTCACCAGGACACATGGACTTACGAGGAAGCTGAGGCGTCCGTAACCTCGTACAAGAATCAGATTACCGGCAATACCTACCGGGAAGACCGGGAAGCAGGCGATGTAGCGATCAACTTCACTATCGGGTTATATCAGTACCAGGAGAAAAAAGACCTGCAAGGCGGCGATCTGGTTACGGGATCCGGAAGCGAAGTTGTCGGGTGGAAACGCGGATCGGGCGCACAGGACATCAAAAAAGCTCTCG